GTACCAAGGTCCGGCTCCTGCAGGGCAATGGTGCACAACCTGAAGTCTTTTCGGCTTACTGCGGTCTGACCGCAAAGTCGATCAACTTCCAGACCAATACGAACGAGACTTTCGTTCCGGACTGCGACAATCCTGACGCCCCTCAGTGGCGTGAGCTGTCGAAGTCGGGTCGCTATGTCTCGATCTCGGGTTCGGGTCTCCTGAACATGGCTTCCCTGGAGTCGTTCCAGGCTGCCTATGACGAAGACGACACGGCGACGTATCGCTTCGAGATCGCTGTTCCTGCTCTGCAGCGCGGTGGTCACTGGATCGGTCAGTTCATGCTGACGAACTTCCAGATCACCGGCAACGACGGCGAACTGACGAACGTGGAAATCACGCTCGAATCGTCGGGCGAGGTTACGTGGGTCCCGGCGGCGTAAAGCCGGATACTCGCGCCCACCTTGTAAACGAGGTCTGGCTTGAGTTTGGGGATGGCAGTTATCTGTTCAAACTCAAACTCAAGCAGATCGCCGAGCTCCAAGAAAAGGCGAACGCTGGGATCGGAACGATCTACGCGCGCGTCGAGCTCGGTGACTATTGGGTCGAAGACCTGAATGAGACCATTCGTCTTGGCTTGGTTGGCGGGGGTAAGGGAGAAGTCGACGAGCAAGAGCTTGTTGTCAGCCCTGAACTTGCGCTGAAGCTCTACAAGCGTTACGGTGAAGACCGACCTCTCGGTGAGAAGCTCACCTTGGCTCAAGCAATCCTTCGGGCTTGCGTTCATGGCTATGAACCTCGGGACAAGCCCAAGGGAAAAGCCGAGGCCTCGGAGACGACGACCCAAGAGCAGCCTGGTTCAACCTCGCCGAGGCCTACGCAGACGGAGTAATCCTGCACATGTCTCCGCTGGAGATTGAGGAGTTGACACTCTGGCAGTATACAGCGGTTGTGGAAGAGCATAATATAAGGTCGAACACAGACATTGTCGTCGAAGCTCCTACGGCAGAAGACTATCAGAAAGACTTGGAGGTCCTGAGAGCGCGCGGGGACCCCTCAATACAGGTGTAAGATGGCAGATCAAGCTGCTGATCGCGTGGTGGTTCAACTCGAGGCCCGAACCACCAACTATCTTGCAAATATGCGCAACGCTCGGCGTGACTTCGATGGCTACATGGCATCCATGGGCTCATCGGCTGAACGCATGGAGAAGCGGGTTACCAGCGCCGGCAATCGCATGTCTTCCCTTTTGGGTCGCGCGATTGCCGCGATTGCTGTGGGTGCCGCTGTTAAGGAAGCTAGGCTTCTTGCAGATACTTGGACCTCTACTGGTAACAAGCTTGCAGCTGCTGGTGTTGAAACCGAACAGCTTGGTGCTCGTCAAGCTCAGCTTGTTGACTTGGCTCGAGCAACTCGTACTGAGTATGGTCAGACGGCAGATATCTATGCCCGTATCACTCGTTCTACGAAAGAGCTGAATACAACTGACGAACAACGTCTTCGTCTGACTGAGCTGGTTAACAAGGCAGTTAAGGCCGGTGGTGCTACCACTGCCGAACAGATTTCGACCATCACTCAGCTTGGTCAAGCCTTGGCCTCTGGCAACCTGCAAGGAGATGAACTTCGCTCTATTCGTGAAAACGCGCCTCTAATTGCTCGTGCGTTGGCCGCTGAGTTCGACACAACGATCGGTGGTCTTAAGAAGTTGGGCGCCGAGGGGGAGATCACTTCAGATCGTATCGTCAAGGCGATCTTGAACGCTGGTGGAGCGATCGATTCTCAGTTCTCCAAGACTCGTGCAACCATTGGCGAGTCGTTTACCGCCCTGGAAACCGAAGCGATCCAGTTCATTGGTAACCTGGACAAGGCAATCGGCGTCACCACCGGCATCGCAGCCTTTACGAACAAAATCACCGAAGACTTCGACCTTATGTCTCAAGCGGTTATTGTGGCCGCCGCTGTCATGGGCGGAGCCGTTCTCGGCAAGATGTCTGTTCCGTTGCAACAAGCTGCGGTCAGCAATGCCAACTTTGTTCGTTCTCTGATTGCGGGAACCACTGCCACCCAGCTTCAGAATCAGGCTATGCGCCAAGCTGCCATGCAGGTGTCTCTCAAGGCTCAGGCTGAAAGAGATGCTGCGCGTGCTAGCGTTGTCGCCACACAGGAGCGAATCAATCAGCTCCGTCAAGAGGCTGCGGCTTATCAGCAAAACATTGCCTTGGCTCAGCAACAACGAGCAGCTGTGGCTGGAATCGCAGCTGGTCGATCGGCTGGTGGGCAGTTCGTTTCTCGGGCTGATCAAGCAGCCGCGACTGGAGCTCGAGACACGGCTACAAAGGCCGCGATCGCAAACCGTATGGCCCTGAAACGAGCCACAGATGAGCTAGCTGTCGCCGAGGCTCGCTTGGCTCAACAACATACGGCCTTGTCCGGTGCTTTGGTTCGAGTCAGCGCTGCTCAGGCTGGTCTGTCTGCTGCGATTGCCCGCTCTACTTTGTTGGCAAATGTCGGCGCTGTTGCAATGCGTGGTTTGTCTGCCGCCATGGCCTTCTTCGGCGGACCGATTGGCCTGGCAATTACTGCCGTGGCCGGTGCTATTGCTTACTTCACTACTGAAGCTGCGAAGGCTGAGGCTGCTGGAGACAACTTGCAGAGTACGCTTGATGAGATGTCTCAGAGTGCTGAGTCTACGAAGCGTTCGACTGATGACTTGGCAAAGGGTCAAAGAGACGGCGCGACTGCCTCTTCTGAAGCTGCTGCCAAGGGTCGTGATAGCGCCAGCGCTTATGACGCGATCGGCGCCGCTGCCGCAAACGCCGCAGAATATGTCAAGTACCTGACTGCTGCTCAACGCCAGCAACGCCTGGAAAAGCTCGAAGGTGAAGTTAACGATCTGAGACGGGCTCAGACCGGTTCCAACCCCTTTACGACGAACAACCGTGAGCGTGTTACCAACGCTCAGAACCGTTTGCTTCGCGCTGCGGGTCTTCCTCGCTCTGCAGCTTATGACACAAGCGGCGCGCTTACTCAGCGGGCTTGGGACGCGGCTCGTCAGGAAGGTGCTTCTGATGACCTGAAAAGGGCCGCACAAGACTATTCAAATGCCGTTGCGGTCTATAACGACAACAACGAAAGGTTAAGGGCTGGTATTGCTGCTCGTGATGTTTTGTATAAGAGCATTGACGATCCCACGATTGAAAGGCCCAATCCATCCACCACCAATCTTACTACCCCCACTCAATCCTCGTCCTCGGGAGGAGGTTCGGGTGGCTCTCGTGGACGTTCCTCTAGGGAGGAAACCCGGGAGGAACTAGAGGCTCGTAGGGAACTGTTCGATCTTGAACAGCGCCTGAATCAGCAGCGGGCTGCTGGTGCTGAAACTCTTGCTCAGTTTACTCAAGATGAGATTGATCGTCGTCGCATTGTTGCTTCTTTGATCGATCAGCAGTATTCACCGCAGCAGGCCGAACAAGCTGCTGCGAACTACATCACCGAGCTCAGGGCAGCTCGTGAAGTTGCCGACCAAGCTAAGCGTAATGAAGAGGCTCGCCAGCGCGCAGAGGATCAGAAAGAAGAAGACGCACGCAAAGCCCAGACTCGCGAAGAACAACTTGCATTTCTGCGTGAGCAAGAGCTGCTTCACCAGCGTGAGATAGCTCGCTTGGCTGGAGATTCTGAGCGTGTCAAGGAACTGGATAAGATTCTTGATCGGATGCAGCGTATAGCTGCTCTGACTCAGCAAGGTGGTCTGACGCCTGGTCAAGCAGGTACTCAAGTCGATAGAGATCAGGGCGATCTCGATCGAGCTGAAAACATGGGTAAGATCAAAGACCAGGTCTTTAATCCGATCCACGATGCCTTGCTCGAAGCGTTCAAGGGCGGTGACTGGCAAGACGCTTTCGCCAGTGCCATCGAAGAAAATGCTGCTCAAGGTTTCTCGGATGCTTTGAACAAGATTTATGATTTCTTGGCCAACAAGATTGCTGACATGTTCAAGGGAGCAGGCTCAGGAGGAGGCGGCGGAGGAGGCGGATTCAACTTCGGCGATATTATTAGCTCCATTGGCAACTTCTTTAAGCCCGGAGGTGGTCGAGCTGGCGGTGGTCTGCTGAAGCCAGGCATGGTCTACAACTTCGAGGAAAACGGCCGTGAGCGTATCATGGTCGGCTCAACGGCTCGTGTGCTGCCTAATCGTGTCGAATCTGCTTCATCTGGAGGTGGAGGCCGGGGCGACATCAATCTTTCAGTTGTGAATGCGACAGGTGTTCCTGCGAAGGCAACTATAGAAAAAGACGATCAAGGAAATGCTCAGCTTCGTCTGGAGCCTTTGATCGACCAAGGTATTCAATCTGCTGGACGTCGTGGCGTCCTTGAGAAGTCTCGCCAGATGACTCCTCGCCCGACTCGGAGGTCGTGATGGCTGGTAATGAACTCACGAATGCTGGCTTTGCTGAAGGCATTTCGTTTTGGGACCTTGGCGGTGTTTCTGGTGCTCCTTACATTGATGAAACTGTTTATGGCTATGATGGCCGGTCTGTTTTTGTTATCAATGCCGAAGGTCCGACCTCAGGTATAGCCTCACAGACCGGAAGAACCGTTCCTGTCACACAGGGGCAGATTCTTGAAATATTTGCACACCATGCAGGCATAAATGCCAGCACTACGCTCATTCTGATGATTGCTCCTGATCAAAACTTCAATGCTGGTCGCCAGGATTTTGGCATTCAGGTTATCAGCAAAGGTGATGGTAACCCCAGACTTGGGTTGGCAAAGAGTTTTGACTTTAGCCATGCTCGAATCGCATCGCCTATGAATGGTTATGCTCGTCTTTACCTGCACACGGTTAATACTGGGCCTAATCCCAAGGCTATGCTTATGAAACCTTACTTGGAACGGGTTCTGCCTAAGACCAAGTATCGTTGCTGGGACCCTGGCCTGCATGTCAATCCAGATTTACAGATTCCACACTGGCCTTCGAAGCTGCCTCATCTGAGGGCCGACCAGTTTTCGGCACCTATTATCCCAAGTCGCGTAGGCTTCTCGGGAGATAAAGGTGTATCAGCCACCAAGAAACTTACCCGAAACCCTTGGTATAACGTCTCTGGACAAATCAGAGGCGACCAGGAGACACATGCTATATTAGACCAGTTCTTTAGAACTGCTCCTGAACCATTTTGGTTCGTGAGACCGGACACGCTTCAACTTTGCCAAGCTACTTGGATGGCTGAAGGTGAACCTTCAATGAGTGGACTGGGACCTGATAAGGTTATCCAGTTTGGACTGCAGCTGAGAATATACTGATGTCTCAAGACCTTTCAGATGAAGCTATTAAGAATGCCTATGCTTCGGTTG